CGGCCGTGGACTTTGATGACTATAATATTGATATATTATCAAATGGTTTTAAAATTTATGATAGTCAACATTATGTAGGTGAAAATAACGCCACTTACATCTACATGGCCTGGGCTGAAAATCCTTTTGGGGGCGTCGCTGTTGGTCAAGCTCGTGCATTTTAATGGACCCTCTTACAGTTGGCCTCGCAATAGCTGGTGCTAAAAAATTATTAGAAACTGCTGCTGATCTGAAAGATGTAGTTGGTAGTTTAGAAACACTATTTGCAGCATCAGACAAACCAAAAAAAACATCATCAGATGATGATACTGATATCAAGGTTGTGGCTAGAGACATACTGAATGCCAAAAATGCCGAAACGGCATTGAGGAACATGGGTATAGATATTGATAATCGTTTTGGTTATGGGACGTTTGAGGCTATTAAGGTAGAACGAGACAGAAGAATATCGTCTAAAAAGAAAAAGGCAAAAGATAAAGCTAGATCAAATGATAAGTTCTACGGTCAATGCCTACATTGGATGACAGAGTTTGGTAAGGTTATATTAATTATAGCTTTATCGGGTGGTTTTGGATATGCTATATGGATTAATCGTTGCCTCGATGGAGTATGCTAAGATGATTTATGAGATAGGCATATATAATCAGCTAGTTCGTGATTGTTTAAGAAGAGGCGATGATTGGACAGGATTTATATCTGTGTCATTTGAAGAGGTTATTTATTTCGAAAGGCAAGGAAAAAGTCTTAAAGATATGAAGCTTCGCGCCGAAGAAGAATGGCCAAAACGAGCAGGATTTGTTATAGATTACATTAAGCTTGTGATACACGATAACTAGAGCTAGATTAAGTATCTACTATTTAAGTTGGTAACTCTTATAAATATGTAGAAAGGAGTTAATTCTATGGCTATACCTTCTACTAAAGCAACCTTTAAAACTTACTGTCTTAGAGCTCTTGGTTCTGGTGTTATTGATATTAACGTATCAGATGATCAAGTAGATGATCGTATAGATGAAGCATTACAATATTTTGCACAATATCACTATGATGGTATTGAAAAGATGTATCTGAAACATCTAATAACAGAAGCTGATGTAACACGAGCAAGATCAAATAGTTCAACTACAGCAACAGATGTAATAGATACTTCTGTATCTTCAACATGGAAAGAAGGTAATAACTGGATTCCTGTTCCACAAGCTGTTGTTTCTGTTCTAAGAGTATTTCCCTTAACTGATACTGGTGGTGGAGGAAGTCTATTTGATGTTCGTTATCAATTAAGATTAAATGATCTCTATGACTTCTCATCTACTTCTGTTATGAATTATCAATTACAAATGCAGAATTTAGATTTCCTTGAACATATTCTTGTAGGTGAAACACCTATACGTTTTAATCAACACCAAAACCGTCTTTATATTGATATGGATTGGGAGCATAAGATAGTTGCTGATACAGAATTTATAATCATAGAGTGTTATCGTAAAATTGATCCAGCATCTTATGTTGACGTATTTGATGATATATATCTTAAAAGGTATGCAACTTCTCTCATTAAAAAACAGTGGGGAGCAAACCTATCTAAGTTTAATGGTGTTGCAATGTTAGGTGGTGTTACTATGAACGGTGAAGCTATTTACTCACAAGCAATAGAGGAGCAACAAAAACTAGAGGATCAAATTCAGTTAGCATTTGAATTACCAGTTAGTTATATGGTAGGATAACAATATGGCTGTAAATTCATTCTTTCATACTAGTAATGTTGCCGCAATATCAACAGAACAAAGTTTATATTCAAATTTAGTAGCTGAAGCAATTCAGATACACGGCCACGATGTTTTCTATATGGATCGTACTATTGTTGCAGAAGACACTATTCTTGGTGGAGACACTCTTTCTAAATTTAAAGATGCGGCAAAAATAGAAATGTATATGGAAAATGCAGACGGTGGTTTTGCTGGTGAACGAGAAATAATGAATCAATTTGGTTTGCAGAATTTAAGTGAAGCAACCTTTGTAGTAAACAAATTAAGATTTCAAGAACTTACAAAACAGATTACAATAGAGTCAGGAACTTCTATTGATGTAGATGGAACTACAGCAGAAGAAGGTGGTTCTATTCTTTTAGAATCAGGAACACTTGCATTAACTACTACAGATTTAGAAGGAAGTGATTTTTATATTATATCAGAAACAGATGCGACAGATTCAGATCGTCCTTTTGAGGGTGATGCAATATATCATCCAATACTTAAAAAGATGTTTCAAGTTAATTTTGTAGATCATGATGAGCCTTTCTTTCAACTGGACAACAATCCAGTATATAAATTAAGATGCCGTCTGTTTGATTATGCTTCTGAAGAACTTGATACTGGTATAGATGATATAGATGCTATACAAGATACAATATCAACATCTACTTCTGAATTCCAGTTTACTATGGAAAAAGATAGTGCTGTAGTTAATGCTATAAACTTAGAAGATAATTCTGGTCGTATTGTACACGAAAATAATACAGATGAACTTATAGTCTACGAAGATAGTGATATGACAACATCATCTGGTGTTCTTCTTCTTGAAAATGATGCTGATACTGGTAACAAAGAATATCTAATCCAAGAAACCTATATAATAGGTGACGGTTCTTCATCAGGTATTCAAGGAGCTCAAAATGAGTTGTTTGATTCTGCTGACGATACAGTATTAGATTTTAGTGAATCAAATCCATTTGGGGATGTAGGGAGTAATTCGTAATGTTAGGTCAACAATTTTATCATGAATCAATTCGAAAAGTTATTATAGCTTTTGGAACAACATTTAATAATATTCAACTTGTTCGTAAGGACAATGATGGTAATATAAAACAATCAATGAAAGTTCCTCTTGCTTATGGACCAAGACAGAAATGGCTTGCTCGGTTGAATGAGGATGCTGATCTATCAAAGGCAGTTGCTATTACTCTTCCACGTATTGGTTTTGAAATACAAAATCTTCAGTATGATCCTGGCAGAAAACTTAATAGAGTACAGAAAATTAAAAAGGTTAAGGGTAAAAATGATGATCGTCTTGATACTCAGTATATGCCTGTACCTTATAATTTAAATATACAGTTATATGTTATGGCTAAAGAATCTGATGACTCTCTACAGATTATTGAACAAATTCTTCCATACTTTCAACCAGACTATACTCTTACTATTAATGATATGGCAGACATGGGAATTAAAAGAGATGTTCCTATCGTGTTGAATAGTGTAGCATATGAGGATAATTATCAGGGAGATTTTGAATCTAGACGAGCAATAATCTATACCTTAGATTTCACTGCAAAGTTTTATCTCTATGGACCTGTTACTTCTCAGGCTGTTATTAAAACGGTACAAGTTGATCAGTATAGTAACTTGCCCGATAAAGCACCTAAACGCGAACAAAGGTATACAGTAACACCAACTCCTGCTAATTCTGATGCAAGTGATGACTTTGGTTTTAATGAAACATCTTCATTCTTTGAGGATGCAAAGAATTTTGATCCAGTAACAGGTACAGATGTAGATACATAATGTCTGATCCCCTTAAAGAATTAAGTAAAGCTCTTGGGGTTGCTGGTGATATTCAAACATTACAAACAGAACCTTGGAACTATGAAGATATATCTGAAACTTTACCAATAATAGTTGAAAATAATATTGAAGAAGATGAGATAGAAAAAGATTATAACCTTCAAAGAAATACTTTTTACAATTTGGTTGAAAAAGGTTCAACAGCTATTGACGGTATACTTGAAATTGCAAAAGAAGGCGAACATCCAAGAGGGTATGAGGTTGCAGGAAATCTTATCAAACAAGTAGCAGAAGTTGCTGAAAAACTTGGTGACCTTCAAGAGAAGATGAAGAGACTTAAAGAAGTTCCAAACACTGCTCCTAAGAATGTTACTAATGCATTGTTCGTAGGATCAACTGCTGAATTACAAAAACTTATTAAGGGTAAAGATAATGAGTGAAGGTGTATATTTAGGAAACCCTCTGTTGAAAAGAGCCAATGTCCAACAAGAATGGACAAAGGAACAAATAGAAGAGTTTTCTTTATGTATGAAAGACCCTATCTATTTTATCAAAAACTATATAAAAATTGTTTCTCTAGATGAGGGTCTTATTCCTTTTGATCTTTATGATTTTCAAAAGGAAATGATAGGTACGTTTCATAGTAATCGTTTTACTATCTGTAAGCTACCAAGACAGTCTGGAAAATCTACTACTATCATTTCTTACTTGTTGCACTACGTTATTTTTAATGATTCTGTAAATGTTGCTATCCTTGCAAACAAAGCTGCAACTGCAAGGGACTTACTTGGAAGACTTCAACTTGCATATGAACACTTACCCAAGTGGTTACAACAAGGAGTTATGGCTTGGAATAAAGGATCACTTGAGTTAGAGAATGGTAGTAAAATTCTTGCGTCTTCTACTTCTGCAAGTGCTGTTCGTGGTGGGTCTTATAATATTATATTTCTAGATGAGTTTGCCTATGTTCCAGCAAACGTGGCTGAACAGTTTTTTAGTTCAGTGTATCCTACAATATCCTCTGGTAAAACAACTAAAGTTATGATTGTGTCCACACCACATGGTATGAATATGTTCTATAAGTTGTGGGTGGATGCAGAGGAAGGTAGAAATTCCTATATTCCTATTGAGGTACATTGGAGTGAGATTCCAGGCAGAGATGATGAGTGGAAGAAAGAAACTATTAAGAACACCTCAGAACAACAGTTTCAAACAGAATTTGAGTGTGAGTTTCTTGGCTCTATTAATACTCTTATATCCACACAAAAACTTAAAGTATTACCTTACAGAGAACCTATAAAATCAAATGCAGGGTTTGATTTACATATTCCACCACAAGAAGGACACACGTATGTAATTACTGCTGACGTTGCTAGAGGAACACAAAATGATTACTCTGCATTTATTGTGGTTGATGTTTCACAAATGCCATATGCGGTAGTTGCAAAATATAGAGACAACGAAATAAAACCTCTTCTATTTCCAGCTAAAATTTACGAAGTTGCTCGTGCATATAACCAAGCATTTGTTCTTGTAGAGGTAAATGATATCGGTGAACAGGTTGCTAACACTTTACAGTTTGATCTGGAGTACGACAACCTAATTATGGCTTCCATGCGTGGGCGGTCAGGACAGGTGCTTGGAGGGGGCTTCAGTGGTGGTAAAGCACAATTAGGTGTTAGGACTACAAAGGCTGTTAAAAAAATAGGATGTTCTAATCTTAAACAATTAATTGAAGATGATAAACTTATTGTAGAAGATTTAGATATTATTAGAGAGTTATCTACATTTATCGTAAAGGGTTCCTCGTATGAAGCTGATGATGGGTGTAATGATGATCTTGTAGCTTGTTTGTTTATATTTGCTTGGGTAACAGACCAACAATATTTTAAAGAATTAACTGATAGTGATGTGCGTATGACAATGATGAAAGAGCAACAAAATGCTTTAGAACAAGATATGGCGCCTTTTGGTTTTGTAGTTAATGGATTAGAAGATGAAAATATAGGAAATATGGTAGATGAGTATGGCACTAAATGGGCTGCGGTAGTGAGAGATTATGGATCAGATTGGTAATATTATATAAACTCTATTAAATCATTATCAACTTTAATCCAACAATTAGAACATAATATAATACTTTCATCAATAAGTGAGAATATTTCTTTTCTGCTCTTAGGATTAGTACCAACTCTTTTTGTTATTTTACGTATTTCTGAATCATGAGGATAATATTTTAAACATACAGTTTCACTCTCTCCACAATGTTTACAAGACTTATCTGCTAAATTTTCATTCAATAAAATAATTCTCTTACGATAGTTTCTACGAGCTACCTTTTTGATTGTGTCTTTATACTTTTCATAATGTGCATTTACCATATTATTATTTATATGTTATAACACTTATAAAAACTGTTTTTGTAAGTTTCTTTTTTTATAAATATCTGTGTAAACAAAATAACCAACTCTTAAAGATAAGGAGTACAATTTATGTCTTTTCTAGTTTCT